TATAATGCGGAAAACGAATTGTAGCGGGTTTTCCGAAACGAAATGAGGCAAGATGGGAAAACGAATTGTAGCGGAATTTCCCTGAATATAGAAAGAGCGGTGAAGCAACAGAATGCTTCACCGCTTTACTTTTACAAGTGCGCTGATGGTTACTTAAGCTGTGCGATCGGGAGCGCAATAGCCGTGATCGTGATGCTCGTGAATTGGTTATCAAAGAAAGAGCTTGGCAGGTTGAGCTCAAGGCCCTCGTTAGGAGTCAGCGACCAAGTGACGTTACTCATCGGCCCCGACTGAGGAATTGAGACTGATACCTGTAGACAACATCTCTCTGGCCGCAGAAGCGAGTGGCGATTATTACGAAGCTTAAGTGTCGTCCCTTGTGAGATGAGATCGCCATACAGCATAATTCCAGAGCGCACCCATTCACCGCCCTTCGTTTTAGAAAGTGTACCGATGATAGAATTTGGCCGTGCATGCCATGGGATATCCGATGCTAAGCCCTCTTCGGAGAACTTACCATTACTAAACTGTGGAGCAACGAATCGCTCATAGATGACGCCATGGCGAGTGGTGAGTGTTTGTGCGAGACCTGGACGGCCAGCACCAAAAGCATCGATGATTTGGCTCTTCAGGATAGCTCCCTTGAGTTCATGGGTTGGATTCCCATAGTAGAAGGGGTATTTGGGGCTATTTCCGCCAGGCCACCCAGTATATGACTCTGGAAAGATTACTACATGATACGTAGGGAAGCCATCCTCAAAATGCCCGTCTGTGACATCGTACAGAGGGACGCCAACAGAGTTAGATCGAATGTCCGAAGATTTAGCGATGGCCTCGTCAAGTCGAGAGATCTTATCTGAGACTTTATCAAGATCCTCAACCTCATCTAAGAGTGCTCCGAGCGAGTTGGTCTTCAGCCAGCCATACTCTCCCTTTACCAGAGTTGCGACACGCATAGTCCGCGCACCCTTATACACATCGTCGGCAGTGGAGACATCTACGGTAGTCTGCTTGAGCTCCAGCTTATAGGATGTGTTTGGCTCAAGTGGTGCAGATAAGCGGGCCACGTCCACGACCTCACCGGAAAGGATCGCAACACCGGTCTCTGTAGTTGTCGGAGTCTTGAGCATGACCGTCTTATACCCTGACAGCTTCGCGAGGTGAGAGAGTAGAATGATCTGCTGCTGATTGAAGTCGAGAGTCTCTGTAGAGAGAGGATAGTGGCCGGCCTCTCCTGCACGGTTTACCGCCGTGAGATAGTTAGCTGTATTCATAGCTTAAATAGTGATTAGGGGGTGATTAATTAGTTGTCGGTTGGAAGAAAGACAGCGCGTCGTGTCGGCAGCTTATACTGCTCAACCAGCCACATCACGTCAGACAGTCTTGTGTTATACACATCTCGTGGGACATACACACGGAATCCCGATCTATCTACATTGGTAGACCCTGTGAATGTGCGAAGTAACTTAGGGGAGCTATTAGGGTGCGCTACGGGATACCCTCGACGAACAGCACTGAAGGTATCTACGACACGCCCCGAGGGGGTAATATCTTCAATACGATAGTGGAGGCCTCGAGATGAGGGATACTTCTCCTCGAGCATACCGAGAAGGCTACATACCTGACCATTATGCTCAAGACGATATCTATCCTCATGGATAGCTCGCTCAACAAGAGCATACAGGGTTCTCAGTGGAGCGGTAGCAGCCAGAAGCAAGGCGATAAGCAGAGGCTTTCGTAGGAAAGACGGGAGCGCATTAGAGATGATCTTTTGCCAATCGATGTTAGGTGTAGGGCTCATAGGGCTTATAGTTAATTTGGAGAGAGGTGAGGTTGTAGTAGCCAGCCGATGGGCGGTGATATCCATTGAATGAGCTGAAGCTATCATAGGTAGAAGGACGAGCTGATGCCTCCGAGATCGTAGAAGCCTCGACTCCCGGCACCTTTGAGAGGGCGACGACCAGATCCGAGGTACGGAATATGCCATCAAATGGCAATCCTGATATGCTACTATCTATCACAGATCGTACTTCCTTGTCGAGTGATTCTGTGGGCTTGCCGGACGACATCAGTGTTGGGTAGACATAGACCACCAAGGATAGCTTCAGTTCATCTCCAGGAGAAGACACTACACGAAGAGGCACACCTGCATCTTTGATCATCGCCATATATGCAGTCAGTGGCGTAACAATGCTATCTGACAGGACGACTGGAGCCCCCTTGGAGTCTGCTCCTGCGACCTTAAGAGTCACGACGCCCTGGTACTCAGACGCGACGGCATAGCGCACCACGGCAGCGCGCTCCTGCTCCTCGGGGGTGATGGTGGAGAGGTCGTATCGATCTTTATAGGGTGGCAAGGCGTGACCGTGGAGGTAAGCCTTGGCACGCTGTGCGTACCAGCGGAGCGTGTGTGGTTCTGCTTCGCTGACGAGCTGAGCTACCTCGGTACGGTGCTTATCAAAGAGCACCTCCAAGGTCCACACCGCCGAAGCGAAGGCCCAGAATAAGATGCTCTCCAGGGAGACCTTACTAAACTGTTCATCATAGGTTTTGTTCGGAACGAGCTTGTAGGCGCGCTGGACGGTCGGGTCAGCGATATAGGCAGCGGCTATTTCGCGTCGGATGTCTGAGATGGAGCGAGGCATAGTGACTTATTTGAATGTGAGTTCGTACCCTGATGTCGTCTGAATGAATTGGCCAGCAGGTATGCTGCAGTATTTCATCATCTTAATAGTGGCGGTTGGGAGCATCGGGTCTCCAGGACCAGCCAGATGCTTGCGGATGGCAATGCCCAGCGTGGGATATTCGCCGAACTCACCAGGGACAGCCTCAAGGAGGAAGGCGGCTGTCTGCTCGCGCACCTCACCAAGGGAAAGACGCCCCTTAGAGAGGTCTAAGTCGCCTGTGTCGATAGAGAGAAGAATGCCTAACATAGAATGAGGAGATGAGTGGGTATTTTGTTAGTGCTTGACGTTAGGGTCTTCGTAGTCCCCGCGCTTGCTCTTCTGTAGTTGCTTGCCTGCCCACGAGGTGACGGCAGCCTTGAGGGCAGCACCGCCATCGGAGGGGATAGGTGTCCAGGAGGAGAGGGATTGCTTGAGGGAGTTGATGTCCTGCTCGATGGTGTTGAGCTTCGTGGTCAGCTCCTCTATCTTGATGATGCCACCGAGCTTCCCCCCATTGAAGACGATGCCCTCGGAGGAGAAGTGGAGGGTCTTGTCTCCTATCTTGACCTCAAGAGCGTCGAGCTCGTCTGTGAGAAGCACGACACCAGTATCTTGTCCGTCGACGAGACCGACGATGACGTAGCTCCCTACCTTGGGGAGGAGCAGGAAGCCATCTTCGCCCTCTTGATCTCCCTGGAGAGAGCAACCGAGGATAGGAGCGCTCTCATCGAGAGGCTCGCAGTCTACAGCCCGTGCATCACGATCAACTGACGTGACGGTGCATGCCTTAAGAACGGCAGGAGCGCCACCAGAGAGTTGTCCTATAAGTTTTGCTATTTGGCTCATATTAGTCTGCTACACGGAAGCCGAGAGTCACGTCTTGGCGTAGCCCCTCGGTACCGTACTTGATGGTTACTTTCTTTACCTGATAGACACCCTTCTTCTGCCCATCTATGATGATGCCTACGGTGTTGAGCTTGTCAAGGAGCTTCGCTCCAAAGGTCGTGACACTACCCGTCAGACCGTCTCGCTTCAGGCGCTTCATCTCTTGCTCAGCCCAGGCACGTAGCTCGGACTCGGTCTTGCCGTAGGTGTGGAGGGTACGAAGCTCGCCATCGGCATCGCCTAATTCGAGCTTAATCTTCTTTGTCTTCCCCTTCTTGGCTGTGGGGAGGAAGGAGATGGCCTTAACCTTGAGGCGGAGGGTGTCGCCGTGCTGCTCTTTGAGGGAGGAGTCGCTGATGAGGTTGTGTCCCGAGGCGATGACCTGTGAGGGCTTGGAGGACGCTCCACGGTCAAAGAGGACACCGCAGTAGAGGATGGGCTTCCCATCCTCGTAGCGAAAGAAGCTACGCACCCCCTGCTCTTTAAGCTCTCCGAGGAGGGCAGCCACGTTGTCGGCCTTGACTCGGTAAGCTCCGAGGGTCTGTTCACCGAGCACTTTGAAGTCGGTGATCCCTTGATCGGAGATGATCTGCGATAGAGAGGCATTACGATAGGCTTTCTTGACTGTCGCCTGCTTCTTTAGCTGGTACATCTCATCCTCGCACTCGATGACCACGGGAGTCTTGAAGCCGACCTCGCGGATATAGCCTACAAAGGCAAGTTGTAGGTCGTCATCATAGCCAAGGGAGATGCGCACCTTGTCGCCACGGCGGAGCGGTGCACCCTCCTTGTTATCCCAAAGCATACGCTTAGGAAGCGTGAGCTTGCAGGTGTCGGTGAGGTCATCTGTTGAGCGCTCAATCTCGCAGGCAGTGATCTTATCGATGACCCACTTGCGCTCGGACTCTATCTCAACACGAGCGGTAAGGCGATACATAGCTTAGTAGTCGGTAGAGAATACGTTATACTCGTTATCGGAGAGAGCGCTGATGCTGAGCTCTTGGTAATTGCTCTCGGTAGCTTGTGTTAGAGAGTAGCTTTTGATGACAAGGCGGTTGATCTCGAAGAGGTCGAAGAAGGCACTCTGCACGCTGATAGGCTTGTCTACCTCAAGGAACTTGCGGAGCTCACGAAGCCCATCCTCGGGGTAGACATTGGCAACCTTGCCATCCTCAACACCCTGGATGCCGACAGCTATGTTGATGTCGAAGTCACCATCTGAGATATATTCCTTCACCGTGCCCACCATCCCCACCACTTGGGTAGTGACGATCTGCTTGGTGCGAGTCATCGCCACCACAGCGTCAGGGATGCTCAGCTCTGTACCATCCTCGAGACGCAGGAGGAGGGGGCAAAGTGTGTAGGCACCGAGCCAGTCGGCAGCATCTGTGATAGGCACACCGACGGGAGAAGGTGTAAACTCCCGTCCCTCCTTATTATAGGAGTGTGCGCCCTTACCACTGCCAGGGAAGCGGTAAAGCATCACCTTCCCTGCGGTGATGGATATTGGTAGTACTGTCGATAGAGTACTCATTGCTATTGGTTAGGTGACGCCATCAGCTGTGTGACGTACAGGTCTTGATACTTCGTGATAGTCTTAATGAGCTCTGGTGTGAGGTCTGTATCTATAGACATTCTGTGTTCCATCCATTTTCCAAAGGCGATAAACACCTCAATGGCCGTAACTACATTGGCTTTCTTATCGAGCTTCTCGATCGCATCGCTGAACCCCTTGAGCTGCTTGCCGAGGCTTGCAGCCGCCGCGGGGTCATTACTCTGGAGCGCATCGGTGAGAAGCTTGTCGATGGAGAGCAAGATCTTATTCACCAGCTCGGGGCGGGTGATATGTTGGGCAGCACGTAGCGACTGCCACTGACCAGCTTGCACCCACTTCGAGATAGTAGCCTCCGATACGTTGACACTCACGGCTATGCTCTTCTGCTCTTTACCTTGTAGGTAGAGGAGGCGCGCTAACTCGCGCTTCTCTTCACGTTCTCGTGCTGTCATATTAACTTGTATAAGTTTCACTATGGCGCAGCTCCTCCTCCAGTCTCTTTCGCTCGTCCTCAGCCTTCCACTGCGCTTCTAGTGCGAGTGCTTCATCCTCGGGCGTGAGTACCCACAGATGGGCGCCGGCCGCTGGGCAGTATCCGAAGCAGACCACGATGCGATGCTCGGCATTGACGTACATATAGCCCGCCTTCTCCTGTAATTCGATTATTTCCATAGCTGTCCTATCTGAAAGTTAGTGCGAAGCCCTTGGTAGCTGCTATCTGTGCGTATGACTTAGCCTCAGCCTCATGAGCCTGTTGCCAAGCTCGGGGAAGAGTGATGCTCTTGCCCGTAGACTGCTGGAGGTTGTCAACGAGGTACTTGACGCTCTCCACGGAGAGATTAACGCAGTCGAACAGGACGAGATCGACCTTAAGCCCCTTAAGGCGCACCTCACGGAGAATTCCGCAACCAGAAAAGGCGTTGCCTGTATTAGTCACACGGCTCAGGTCGATTACGCCAGTTACTATCTCCAGTCGGGTGCACTGGTTGAATAGGTACGATATATCCGTTATCTCACCCCCAGTGGAGTCAAGCGTCACGCTCCCTAAGGCTCTGCAATCGTGGAATACCCCTTGCGCGGATACGGTCTTAGCCATAGACCCCAGGGTAGCCGTAG